CCTTTAGAAACGCGAAGAGATCCATCAGACAATTCTTCCCAATACGAAGCGTTTGCTGTTAGGGTACCTTCGTTGTCAAATAACTCGTTCAATTCACTAATTGTGTGATTATTCTTTAATACAATTTGCTTACAGTTTGATGTAACATCAACACCATCAAAGAACGCATACAATTGTGTGCCGTCTTTGAGCCCAGCGGCTTCAAAAACAAAGTCTCGTGATCGCATAGTATGTGATACTGAAATATCAGAAATCCTGTCTACTGCAGCATTTAGTTCTGATGAAGAAATATCTATGTTGGAACTTTCAATCTGCAACTTTCCGGTACTTGTTGTGGTAGCTCTGCTGATTGTATAATCTGCGCTTCCTGTAGATAACACCGAAGCTTTATTTGGTGTTCCTACCCAATGTCGGGTTAGCGGATCAACTTCTGTGTTCCAAGCATCAGATAAAGATTTCCAGTTGTCGGATTCTCCAGTCAAATCTGAGACAAGATCCACATTAGGATTTCTTGAGGTCTCTAACCAGTTATCAGTAGCAGGCACGACTTTCATGTCACCCACCCAACTGAACGACAACTCTTGCGCTAAACTGATAGGAACCGAAGCGAATGGCTGGTCACTAAAAGTTTCCTCTGTATAACTCAACATTATTTTATTATCCGCAGTCTTAGTAATACCCGCAGACGTTAAGCTGTTGTAATCCAAAGCAACTTGATTCTCATTGTCAAAATATGAGGTTGCATATTTTTTAGAACGATCAATAGCCGCTTTATATTCGGGTAAAGAAACGTCAGCAACGGAATGCCCTGTGAATGCGTCAGCAAGAATACCATTCTTAAACCGATCAATACCGTCAGTGTCAACAATAACTTTATCCCGAGATTCCTTTTCCAACAAGTTGAGTGCAGTGTAATACTCTATGTTATTGACACGCTCCTGCAGTTTTCCAATATCTTTCATCGTGAAACGACGATTCTTAATTGGTGTAATTACAACATTCTTAGGTAGCGACGGATAAGCTGGAATATCAAGCTCTGCCAAATCGATAGTATCAGAAACACTGGGAGGAATTGTAGGATTGGGGTAGCCAGGCGACCCATCAACGACACCAAGTTCACCTTTATAATTCATATATAACTTAGCTTTTCTTCCCTTGTAGTACTGTAAATCAGCTTGAAAGTCTGAATTTGGTACCGGAATGTGCAATCCAGAACCACCGCCAGGCACGACAAACGTATTAGAGTCTGATGGGTTAGAAAGAATCTTTACCACACCATCCCCAGAACCCACATCTGTTGCTATAAATTTGGTTCCCAAAGTACCTGGCGCACCACCAACATCATTCCAAACCGTAGATGTACCCGCAGTAGTAATTTCATAATAGGTTCCAACAACAAAATTTCCAGCGGTTACTGTTGTATTATACACCGCGCTAGATTTGATTGGTCTAAAATCTAGAGCATTTCTTAGATCGTAAGAAGCGCCATCCCTTGTGCTGATGTGTGTAGGAACGTCTGTTGTAGAAATTGTTGTGTTTACATTTCCTGCGGCATCATCAACAGGATAAGAATCTATTGACAAATATCCAATACCCTGTGTGGTATCGTGCGTAAAGTGATCAAAAACCACCAAAAGATTTCCGTCTGGAACAACACCGACATTAGGAACAATGCTTCCATTTTCATAAGAGTTATCTCTCTGCCCATTGTCTAATGTGTACAATAGTGTTACGTTTGTATCCGATACAGTAGCAATTGTAGTAAAGTCTGTTGACTGATAGATAGCTTTGATTGCAAAAATATCTGAAACACCCAAACTGTAAGGACCAGCTTCTCCATTAGGATGAGACGTTGGTGTAATATACGCGGTGGCGTCACGAACTATGTTTTTCCTAATTTCTCTTGCGTTAGCGCGATCCATTGTTGCAATAAAGTTTACATCCAAAGAAACGGCTTCTTTCAAATCAATCGTGATTGCAGATGGTGTGATAACATTCATTGTTCTCGCACCCTCAGATCCCTCCACATCCATTGGGATTGGAACTCCAGCAGGAAATACTTTGTATATGTTTTGAGATCCTGCTGTTTGCGAATGAGCAGTGTCCAAAGTGATCTGCGTGGCAGAATCGACAGAAACAATTCTATAGATTCCGTTTGTGTCATCACCATTAGTATTGATTGCGACAAAATCGCCCGCAACGAAATTGCTGGTATATGTTGATGCTGTACCAGTTACTGTAGTAGTACCATTTACCGCAGTATTTCCTGCCTCTAACGCTAATGTGTATGCAGTAGATTGTGGCACAATAGCATAGTTTTGATTTTTTTGCAGACCCGTAAGCGAGCCCGTTCCAACAAACGTTTCATTCGTCGATAACGAACTCACAGTACCAGTACCAGAACTAAGGTTCAGTGAAAACTCAGTTCTAAATCTGAATCCATTTTCCAACTGGCCATTAATATCTCGCAGAGTCTTGATGCTACCATATGGTAAAGTAAACAGTAGTCTATCGTAAGCTTGCTCTCTAATTGTTGCATTACCAGATGCGTCTAATATAATATCAGCGACACAATCAGCAATACTCGTATTATTCTGATAGATAGAACGAACTTCTTGGAATGTCTTGCCTGCATTCATTGTAACGTTGTAGATATATGCATTAAATACTGTAGCAGGATTTCCATGAAAACCGCTGACATACTCTACAGATTTGATTCTAGCAGTACCAATTTTAGATCCTTCCCTTGCAACACCGGTGGTTCCGTCAGAAGCAACAACAACAATAGTGTCGCCTACGGCATAACTACCGCCAGTATTTCCGGTAATAGTATCCCAATCAGCATCGCCAAGTTCGATAATAGTGTAAGTTCCTGCCGTCAAATTACCCGAGGTAACTATACCAGATTCAGAAAATCCCCTTGAAGTGATCGCAGTTTGAGCGGTGTCATACAAATCAATTTCGTCACTGTTCTCAAAATCCCAGAATCCGACAAACTCGTTGACAGGAACAAAACTACCTAAGTTGATTTGAGTATTGACTTGTTCTACTTCTTGTGTGTCCAACCCTTTAGTTAGGTTCACATTCGCTCTAGAAATGATTTCGTTTCTATACCCAGAAACATAAGCGGTAAATGGATCAATTTCCAATAATAATAAATCTGAATCCCCACCCTCGATAGCAGAATATCTACCATTGTTTGTTCCGGTGTTTAAGTGTTCTCGAATCGATATTCTAGGATCCGATAAAGTATAATCTCCAGATTCATCAAAAGTTCGTTTTGCAATCGCCTCTTCGATCTTACCTTCAATCTCAATCTCGCGGCGCTTCTTGATGATACCATTTTCAACTTCAATCATAGAAACAAATTCGGTTTCTGAACTTGCTGCGTTGTATGCAACCTTGACTAGTGAAGTGTCAATCTTAAGACGATCCGAACCTGGCGCCTGGAAGTTTGGTGTGCCCTGTGCGTTATCAAGTAATGTAGTGTCCTCAGCAGAATCCACAAAAGTTTTTGTGGGAACCAAACCAACTTTGTAGGAAGGCAAATTGCTGTACTTGTCGAGAATGATGGTTTGTGGAGAATGTAACACAAAGTGGTCGGCGATATACATAATACCTTCGCCGATTGTTGCTTTTGATCCTTTGGTATATGTAACTTCTGTTGATAGCCCAGCATTTACGATTGTTTGTGTAGCATTTGTTGTTTCGGCTAATGCATAATTTCTAGAGCCATACACACCAACAAACAACTGTTCACCGTCATCAAACTTTGCCTTTGCTCTATTATCTAATGGTGATGTGATATCATAGGTATATGTCTCAGTATTGTGAACAATAACAGGAGTTCCTGAAGTTGGAATTGTGCCCGAACCGGTCAAATCATTTACCCAAATGTAGCTATCCGCTGATATAGGATCAATGTCAAAATCAACAAGGGTTCCTGTTATCTGAAGAGATCCTCCATCAGCATCAAAAAATTGTACAGGTTCACCAAGAACCATTGAGCTAGTTGTCAGTCCAATAACTTTAACGCGAACAGAACCTGATGTCAAGTAGTTAATGTATAAAGTTTTAGGATCTGGCGCTGCCGAGTCGGTAACCAAACCAACAAATGCTCTAATCCCCGTATCTTTACCGAAAACTTCCGCATTCAAAAAATTAGAAACATCAACAGAAGATCCGTTAAAGTTATCTTGAAGCTTCACATAGTCCATATTCAAATCTATAGACTGCTCACAACCTTGTACGATTGAGCCTTGTCTAAAAAAGAAGTTCGCAAATCTTTGGATTTGTTTCTGCTGGATACTCTGACCTTGAGTCAGTTCCCTGGCTTGTACCGCCCGGCCTGGGCGATACAAAATCCTCGCAAACTTTTTTTCTTCATCATAATCATCAAAGTATGGACTGATGTTTAGGTTAATACCGCCGGGATTAGACATTTTACTTTCTCTTTTTTATAGGGTAAAATTAAAACTCAATAACTAATTTGACATCCTCAATCTGGTCTGTCGCACGAGAAATCGGGCTTCGGTTTTCAACATACAGTACGTCACCCGAATATGGTGCTAGTGCTGGAGTATCAACCCCAGCAGTATCAATTGTTCCCGTACCAGTTACTGTTGCGTTATTGATAACTGCGGCATCAGTCCAAAGCGAGATATCCAGTGTAGGTAAAGTCGTGTATAAGTATGAGTTTATAGAATCCCACTCAACAACTTTGGCCGAAGTTCCAGTAGAACCAACTGTAACAGTATCATCAACATTAAATGTTCCAGTAATACCAGTCAAAGTAAATCTAAACGTTTGTCGCATATTTGTTACTGTAGCAACATCTGTCGTACCATAATCATACGGATCTCTTACCAATCCAACTTTACGGAAGTCGTTGTCTACGCTAATTGTTCCGTTTTCCGTTCCGTCTAAACGAACATTCAGCATAACAAACTTGCCACCGAGTTCTTCGGGAGCGTTTGCGCCGTGGCCACCCTTGGGGCTAATAATGGGAGTGACTTCGCCTAAAGTACCACCACCGAGTGTGGTCAGATCTACTGAGGCAGAAGTATAACCGGCTCCAGCAGCGTTTAGTAATGCTGATATAATCGCACCACCACTAACCACAACTGTTACAATGCCACCGGATCCATTGCCGGTAAGAGGGATGTCGTATGAGTTATCAGTATAACCAGAACCTGCGGTAAACTTGTATACATGAACCCCACCGTCAATTGCAGCGGCAGCAACTGCAGAATCTGTTCTGACAGGAATAAATTCGTTAGTCAAAAACTTCAGCGCATCTGCTGTTGTCACAGTGTACATATATTTCCAGATGTATAAGTCTCCTGTGGTAAACTCGGTTGTGGTTGTTCCAGTAGGCTTCACTGTTGATGCAGAACCAATGTTATTTGACAAACACTTATACACATTGTATTCGTCTGTCATCACATAAAAATCGTCATCTAAAATATTAGTGTCGGAATTGTCATACTGATCGTATACTGTGCCTGTAGTCCAATTATACCTATCGACTACCTGAACAAGATCAGTTGATTGAACACGCTTTGCGGCATACATATCTTCCCAAGGTGAAAACTCAATCGAAGACGTGTCGTTAGTTGGTGCGGGTGGGTTTGCGTCATCCACAAAAGCACTAATACCACCAATGTAAAAATACATTTTAGTGTCATTAGCTTCTGAGAACGCTTCCAAAAATTGCTCTGCGTTATGAACGCGGAACTTACTAGTAGCAATAGCTGCCATATTGTTTCTCCTATATTTTTTTGTATTCTTTATTTATAACAAGTATTCTCGTAATGCTTGAACACTGGTATAAGTTTGTGTTGGTGTAACATTAACGATCATCTCGCTGGCGCTATTAATATTTGTTATAATAAACTTTTCGGTGTCTATAATAATGAATTCTCCAGTAGAAAACTCCGTATCAAAACTCGTCCCAACCCCTGTTACTGTAGTTCCTGAAGTCGAAACGGTTCCATCAATCCTAATCTGCCGATAAAGCGGTCTTTGAATGTCATAAGGATCGCTAAACTTTTTATTCTTATATGTAGAGATTTGATCTGCCGCGAGAACTGATATAGCAAGATTTCCAAATAACTCACCTGTACCTAAACCGAGAGGCTCTACAATACTGACAGATAGATCAAGTTCTTGTTTAATCTGTCGCGCAAAAATAATTTGTGTCTCTGGTGCTGTATATATGGAGCTGAAAATCTGGATTTCCGAAGCAGTGTATGTCGGAAATTCTATAAACAACGATATCGAAGGAGACATATTTGCGCCAGAAGACGCAACTTCTATTTCATAACTGTTAGTAGAAACAATAGGCGCAGGATCTCTAAATGCAGAACTGAAGTATTTGATAAGTTTGATTGCTGAACTTGCGGTTGGTGTAAACGCGAGAATTTCTTCCAACACAACAACAGTAGAAGAAGGTCGAGGTTGCGTAATAACACTCGTGAAGTTTGCTGCAACAGTAATAAGTGACGAAATAAGAATCTCACCGAAAAACTCAGTTCCCGCAGGGTGCAAAACATCTTTGATAATCGAGCGATAAGTATTGAATCCCAATCCACTACGAATGACATAAGAGAAGTCTTGGAAGAATAAAGAGTCTTGAATTATTCTACGTCCAACCAAACCATCGGTTGTTAAAAATTGACCAGAACCAATCCCAATCCCACTAACCAAAACTTCAAGCTCCGCGTCAGTACCAGAACCAGAGACCGTAGCAGTTACTGGCTGTTCGTATGCGACTCCGAAGTTATCAATTTCAATTTCACGAATAGAACCCAATCCCAGCCCAGAAGAAGATTCCACAGAAACGGACCCAGACTCACCCTGAATACCAGTAGGTGTTAGTGCAGCCGATGACCCTGTACCTGATGTTACAGTAATCGTTGGTAATGTTAAGTTTGTATATCCAGTACCAAAATCGGTAAGTTCTATTCGAGAAATTGGACCCAACCCGTCAACCAGAGGGTCATCATTAATCAGTATACCATTTTCACCTTCCAGTGTAAGGTTAAAACCATCCTCAAAGGCAAATTCACTAGTATCGACACTTGGCGCTACTGATGCAACAATACCAGCTGCAGAACCAGCACTGAAAACAAGTGCATCACCCACAGCATAGTCATCGCCTGGGTTGGTAATTGTAATAAGTTTGTCGGTCAACGCACCAATAGATGATATAACAGTATCGGTTAGAGATAGTATTGGTGCAGCAAAATAATCCTCACCCCGATTTAAAATTGTAATTTCTGAAATTTCACCTACAGTATATCCACCAATATCATAAGTGTTTTTAATTCCAGTAACTTCTACGACAAGGCCTGTGCCGCCAGTATTTGTATTGTCTACAGTTGCACGAGTTCCTAATTGATATCCATACCCGACGCTATCAATTGTTATGCTCTCTATAGCGCCAGAGTTGATAGAAGACACACTGGCGCTAGCTTCAAATCCATTTCCAGAAATGTTTACACTATCTCCGATAGAGTAGCCAGAACCGCCATTCGTAATATTGAATCCAGAAACCAACCCGTAAATTGTTGTTACTAAAGTGGAATCATCAACAGCAAAAACTTCTTCGCCTCCGGTAAATTCTCCAGAAACTAACGAAAGCGTAAACTCAGCAAACTCAACTCCACCCAAATAAGTAATACGAATATCGATAATGTTAGCAACAGCGTTACTCGTTCTACCGCGAACAGTTTTATTGAGGAACGTGAATACGCTTACTGGTTGAGGTCCGTCACCTTCACCAGCATCGTATGTGGTACTCGCTCTCAGTATAGAAGTTTTTTCGAATCTTCCGTCTGATACACGAAGGATTTCGTCGCCCGGAAACCGGAAAATAACATCGTCATTAAATACCGCTTTGAAAAAATATCGATAAGCATCTTCTGTACTTTTCGCAGAGTAGAAGTCTTTGATTTTCTTGCCGACCAACCTTCTGTCGGATTCTGTAATAGTAGGAATGCCCCTATTCAGTTCAGATTTCAGGTACTCAAAATATTGCCCGGAGCCTTCGTCAAAAGATTTGTTTTCTATCAGTCTGTCAGCTTTACGTAAGACGTTATCTTCAGATTTACTTACCGTAGCAGTAACCGAGGATGCGTTTTGAATTAGTTCCGCAATATCAAAGGATGTCTTTGTTGACATCTTTAAGACAATAAACCCATCACCTACATGTTTTATTTGGCCCTTAGAGTTGCTGGTTTGCCCAGTGATTACGTCACCAACGACAAAAGTTCCCGACGCATTCACATACGTGATCCGCGTAGACTCCATCCATTCATAGTACGCTTGCAGAAACGTCTGGAAGTTGTCGGTATCGAGTAACGGCAGTAAAGTATCTACCGAAAGCGAAGGTTTGTTTGTTACATCATTTGACATTATCGATTAACTAAGCTGATTGTTTTATCGTTTACAAGACTCACTGATATATCCGTATCTTTAATGGCTACGATTTGCCCCCTAAGTGGGAGAACGTCTTTATTCTGCGGCACTGCGGTTATCCGCAACGTAACACCACCATCGCCAATTGCTGTAGGCTGGAAGTCATCTAATACGATTTGCCCACTGACGTAATTGATAGTTCCTACATTCTGAGCAACACCAATAGCATCTCCGGCCTCATTTACCCGAAAAATACGAATAAGCCCACCATTGTCTTCTAAGAAACAATTAGAAAACCCACCATAACTAAACGTATTTGAGGAAACTTGATTTCCTACATTGTATGGATGGGTTATTGGTCGATTTTGTGTTGTACTATTTATAGCATTAGAAAAACTGATAGTATATTTCGCTGACGAATTCAGCTGCACGTCAAATTCCTTTCTCATCCTCACAGTAAGATCTGAACTTAGAATAGACCTCTCAGAAGTATCGATTGCACGAGACAACTCAGAATATCTAAAGTATCTGGAAAATTTATTTAGATTATTTGCGTTATAACTGATGGCAGTGTCCGCAATAGTATCCTTTAAGCTTGCTTCTGTAGCAATGGTCTGATCTGGGTCAAAATTTGCTGTAATAGCCAAAGTCAGGTAGATGTACTCTGGATCCACAATTTCTGTAGATACCGTCAATACTTTTTTTGGGTTGATAATATTTTGAATAATGATCTGCTTTTCTGTTGGTGTCAATACTTCACCCACCGACGGTCTAATAGCAATAAAAACTTTACCGTATGCTGGAGGATCATTATCTTCCCCACCCCACACAAGTACTGAAGAAACATTTGCTTGCTGAGAAACCAATGCAGAATAATCCTCTGCAGTAACTGCTCGATTTTGCGAGGCATAAGCTTTTGGTGCATTAAATTTGATCGAGTCTAAGCTCTCAACACTTTCCCCACCAGAAGAAAACTCCGTAGCCGCAAAGGTCGCCGCGCTGACACCAACAATATCGTCTTCTAATGTTACATTCAGAATACCATTTCCAGCAGCCCCTTTTGTTACGATGTAATCAAGATAGACTATGTTACCATCATCTAACGATTGCCCCAAGGAACCAGAACCAAATGCCAACTCGAATTTTCCCCCATCAATTTCTTTGATATAATATACTAAAGATGAGGAATCTACACTGATAATAGAAGATGCCAAGGTGAAAGATCTAACCGTAGAATCTGTGCTGGAGTTAACAACACGAACCCGTAATGTTGACGTGTCAGCATTTGCGTTGTTTATGATTATTTTTTTCTCTGGGTTGCTTGCGTCATAAAGATATTGTTCTGATGTGTACGTACCTTCTTTCAGAGTAACATTGCTCAAACTATACACACCCAACGTTGGAGTTATAACTAATGATTCTGAAACAGAAAATACATAAGAAACACCGTCAATCGAAGCTTTAAATTTTGTTCCGTAAGGAACGGAAACCGTCGCCGGAGTTCCTGTAGGTGTGACAGTAATCGTGCCAGGCAAATTAGCAGAAGTAGCAGATCTAGGAACATACCCCAATGTGTCCGCCAACGCAGTAACGGAAGATCTTTTTTGTGCTGTGCTAAGAAAAGATTCTGCCGATGCCATATTGGTGTAGAAAGAGTTGTAGTATGTGTTGTACGCCAACAGGTCTAACAAATTTGATATACCAGAAGATTCGAAATTGTAATCCGAAAATGTCGATTGCCCCTTCAGGTATTGCTCAAGATTGCTCCTGATATCACCGTACTCCAACCCATCAACTTTTAAGTTTGTATCGTTAGCCATTTTATGCTCTATTAATTACTGTATTTATTTCTTGTTTTGTTGAGTACCCATCGACATAATATTCTATTATGATATTGATCCCATAGTCTTCCATATTAGCTTCTATTGCTATAAGTTTAACCCTAGGCTCGAACTTATTTATAGCATACTCAAGATCCTTAATAATCAATTCTTCTGTGTTAGAATCTTGCTGCTTGAATATGTGGTCATAAATAAGAGTTCCGTACTTAGGATTGTATGGCTTGGTGCCTACTGGAGTTCTAAGCAAATTTTGCAATGCAGATTTTACGGCACGTTCACCCGAGATCGCTCGAACCTCACCCGAGCTTGGGTTAGCAATAAAATTTAGCGATAAGTCTGAGTACAGTTCTGCCATAAGATTTATGAACCTTCTTTCATCTCTTGAATTTCTTTACGAATCTCTTTAGTCAATTTGGATATTTCTGATAACGCCTTTCTCGCCCTAGAAGCTGACACTTTAACACCTTTTTCCACAAACTTATCACGTTCTATCAAATATGTTTCAAAAAGATCTACTAAAACTTCATGGTTTGTCATAATATTCCTCACTTTTTACTTGACATTTCCTTGACAATGTGGTTAAATAACAGTGTAGCCTATTCATAAGGGTATTTATAATATTTATTACTAGATACCCAAAGCATCTTTAATTTGTTTTACTGTGATAACACTACCGTCATCTAACTCAAATTCAATGGATTTGGCTTTTATTCTTACTCTTTCGTCATCACCACTCATCTGAAACTTAACTTTATTATCGATTTCGTGGATATAATCATTCCTGTTAGTTTCATTTGTCACTGAATAATATACTGATGGGAATGATCTTTTGGTTTCTGCAGACCACTTATTCCCTGTTGGCCCTAAATTGGATTCTACGTTGCCAGGCAGAATTCCCATAACAACAGGTTCTTGTGCATCGTTGCCATCTAAAAAGAAACCTACTACCCAATCACCGACATTCGGTCTCCCATACGCACCATGTACATTTGATGCAAACAATGATGGCGCCCAAGGAAGATCTTCTGTGGGAATCTCATTAGAGTCTTTGCTGGAATGGTATCCAAATATTCTAACCTGAACTCTACCTAAAAGTGCAGGGTCCGAGTTCCCTTCGACAACGCCTATCCACCATACAAACTGATCCCTACCCAAAAACATATTATCGCCTTATTGTTGTCGTTAGCCCTATAGCACCAAAGTTTCCATCTGTTAGCACACTATCTTTTATGATCTGATTTATTCTAGAATCTACGGCGTATTTTGTAACCACCCCATCAGACTCCGTCTTTTCTGTAATGATGGGATTTTCTACCGCAGGTGCTTCTGATGGTTTGTATGCGCTCTGATTTCCGCGCTGAAAATACTCCGCATATCCGTTCAAGTAAGTATTTGACAGATACTTGATGTCCAGCGCAACCGATGTAGTTAAAGTTGAGAACTGAGATTGTGTGGCTGCTAACTCAGCTTTCAGTGTGTCAATAATGCTAGACTGTGCTTCTGGAATTTTTGTTTGTTTAACTTCTGCTACAGCATTTGCTAAGTAACCCTGTTCTGGGGTTACAACATCAATATTGTTTTCCGCAGGTCTTCCTCCCAACAAAGATTCTCTTACAGACGATCTGGAAAGTTCTAAGTGTTTAGTATAAATTTCATTTGTCAAAAAATGCTTACATGCCGTAACAAAATACTTACCAGAATACATATTGTTTTCTACAAACTCGGGCGAATTTGGATCAATAGTTTTTGCAAAATCGCTGGGTAAACTTAGATTGACAATATCACCAGCACCAATTTCATTAGTTCCTCCGTCAATAGCAACGTTGACTCTGATACCCGACATAGACAATGATCCATGCATATCATATTTTATCCACTGAGTTTTATCTGTCATAGGATCGTTGATTGCTGGTGTATATATCCTTTCGCCCGGTCTTTCTTTGGAAGAGAAATTTCCGAATATACTATTGCTATTGACAAAATTATTTACATAAAAATCATTGATTCCATTTTGGTAATCAAACTGATATGTCTCGACAGATCTTCTGGCTATGTTAACATTAGTCAATTTAGATTTGTAAAAACCATTACCCATATTAGTCATATGATTGAAATTTGTCTGCGGCTCTACACTTTCTGCTCTGACAGTTGTTTCTGCTCCTGCTGCTTCGTTGTAGGTGATCGAAGGAAAATATACAATATTGTATATATCAAACCCGTCTCCATCAGAAAGTTTTGGGGATAATGATCTCAGGTTAGACATCCCAGCAAATACTTTCCCAGTAGATACTCTCTCAAAAAATAAAAAGTAATCTCCAGATGCGCATGCTCTTTTCGCTAAAAAATTTATTGCTTGTATAGGCGTGTATCCTGGCGACACAAAAGTCTTATCTAATCTCGGTAAGCTGTTTGATATATTGACGGTAGTGTTCATCTCGCTACACAAGTCTTTTACTATTTCGCTAATTCTTCTTTGACCACCCCAAGACTTATACACTCGTTTCTTTTGTGATCGAATTGCACTTTCTGATGTGAACTGCAATCCGTACCTTATAGCATTGTTTGCAGAAACTTCACCTTTAGTTATGGTGTGAATAATTAGGTCCGAACGATCGATGATTACGTCTTCAGCATTAGGTTTGAACAGTTTTATTTTCAGATATTCTCCACCCGTAAACTGAAACTTTTCTAAGCCCCCAACATAATCTAAGATTTCTACAGATCCTGAAATTGATGGATTGAAAATATCCTCATATATATTTAATCCTGTCATCACTTCAGACAAAGAAATTTGCTGCCCGTCGCGCAGAATTACTGATAAGGTATCTATGACATACGTGCCTGCAATATGTGACTGAACAACAGATTCTTGGCTGGCAACCTGACTAGCCAAGTCTGGAAACTTACGTGCAACCATTACAAATTCTCAGTTGAGTTTAATATCTCACGAATAGCTACGTCTAGTTTTTTGATCAAAGAAGAATCGAGCAACTTAATATTTCTTTTTTCGTTGTTCAAATATTCTTCGTATTGGTATATCGACTGAGAATATTTGTCTGTCTCGGAAGAACTTTCATATGCCTGTTGGCTTGTGATAATGTCATTGACATAATAGTATGCAATATTTGTTTGTGCATAGGTTAAAGATCCGTATTTTTCAATAATATATTTCTTCAGAGTTTTTTCGCTCCGAGGCCATTCGTCGTACATATTGTGAATACCATTCAGCAGGAGTATCGCATAAGCATAGCTAGGATTTCCATAGAATGTGTATGCAACATATTCTGGTTTTTCACCGTCAAGGATTATGTAGTTTCTTGCACCTGTTGCACCAAACGATCGAATTCTATCGTTTATCTTAACTCTCTGGGTAATATCAACACCAGTCAGATAGTGATAATCGTCTACTTTGTATGATAATTTTTTATAATTTTTGAACATTATACTAACTTTCTTCCTCTATCTCGGTCGATATTTGCATCACCATAAGTTCTTGGTGTCACCTCAATTAAACTGAGCGATAAGTTTGTTTCCGATGGATATCCGTCTTTCATGAATGTCATTTTTTGACC